AGGGTTCAGCGCAGCCCATTCGTGCCTCCCGGTCTGACCCCTGTGGGGTGCGGCTTGGACCAGTTCTTAACGGCTGGGACTGAGCTTTTCGCGCCGCCCTGCTTGTTGCGGACAGCTTGCTGGAGCCTAACTGCGGCCTGTTTCTCTGCCACCGGTCGCATAACTTGTGCGAGGCCGGTCAAGCCGGCACCGATGATAGGACGGCCCATTGAGTTGGCCAGCATTGCCGCCGTGCGGACGACGGGGTAAACTGCAGGAATTGACTTCTGAGCTGCATCCGAAATCCAGCGAAACCATTTGCCCATGTCGTTGTAGCCTTGCGGACATCCCGGTGGTAAGACGTTGGCGACCATGTTGTATAGTACCAGCGCGTTCGGGTCGTAAGTGGCCGAAGGTTGTGACAGGGCAAGGAAAGATGGCTTGTTGGCTGCGGGCAGACGCTCGATGCCGACCCGCCAAGTGACGAACAAGGTCGTCGCCTCAGACAGGCCGGTAAAGTAAGCGCCAGAGGTATTCATCTGCGAAAAGTGCATCGGACCGCCATAGGCTCCCGCTTTGTATTCGGAGCCGACAGTTGTGGTGTCCAATGAGTAAAGCGACGTGTCGCTAACAAACGACCCCAAGAGGTTGTCGCCGCCAGGGGCAAACTGAAGATACCCACTATTGGCGGTGTTAGTCCGATTGTTCTGTGCAATGGCCCAAGGACGGCGGGTCATCGCCTGAAACTTGTTGTCGGACTGGAACTTGGCGGTGTTGTAGCAACCATCCTGCGCCGCCCACGAGTGTGAGCCTGGCATGATCTTGGCCTCGGCCACGGAGTTAGGTGGGCAGCGAAAGAATGTGGTCGGTTGTGATGGCGGGAAAATGAGAGCACCTTGCGGACTGAACATGGGTAGTGACGCGCCCATCTCATAGCTGTTGCCGTATTCGTAAACTGTCACGGCACCCTGCTTCTGAATCTGGGCTGTGGTGTTGACCACCTCAAATCCGGAATACAGAATTCGGTATACGCCGAGGTCTGTTTGATCGAAATCGAGATAGTTGTCCAAGTTGATTTGCTGGAGCTGGTAGCCGCCGCCTGCGGCGGCGGGGCAATGCCCGGGTGTGTAGGTCAAGTTTGCCCCCAGTGTGGCATCGGACGGTACGCTGTTGATCAGCAGACCATCCAAGCGAGCACAAGGGGTGCCATTGCCAGTTATAGCGCCG